TTGAATCTGTAATCATAAGGTTCAACATGTGGATTTCTTATAGACTTATCCTTTATAATTTTTTGTACTTTTTCAAAGTCATCTCTTGATATTATAGGCTCGTGATTATCAGTTACATAATATTGTTTAAACATACCATCATTTTTCATTTTACGCTTAGAAATATGATTTTCAGAATAAAATTTTTGCAGAAGTAAATCACCAATATATTTTTCATTTTTAAGTATTCCTATAACAACATTCTTATTCCATACACTGTTTTTAGGTGACGGTATATTGTTTTCATTAAGATATTTTGCTATTCTGTTTGAGCCTATTCCGACTAAATACATATCAAATATACTTCTGACAACATTAGCCTGTTCTTCATTCACCGTCATTTTTCTGTTCTTGATGTCATAACCGTAAATTGTAAATCCGTTAGGAATCCCTTCTTCATAGTTATTCCGAATCCGCCATTTACAGTTTTCGCTAACTGACAGGCTTTCCTCCTGTGCAAAAGAAGCGAGGATGGTAAGCATAAGCTCACCATCCCCGCTCATTGAATGAATATTTTCTTTTTCAAAATATACGTCTACACCCATTGTTTTCAGTTCCCTTACTGTTTCAAGTAGTGTAACTGTGTTTCTTGCAAAACGACTGATTGATTTAGTGATTATCATATCAATCTTCCCGGTTTTGCAGTCTGCTATCATACGCTGAAATTCAGGTCTTGAATCCTTTGTACCGCTGATAGCTTCATCAGCATACACTCCGGCATATTCCCACTCATTACACGATTGAATATACTCACTGTAATAGCTTATCTGTGCTGACAGCGAATTAATCATTGCATCATGTTCAATAATTTCTACCACCTGATAATCGCTCACATCATTAAAGTAACTGCTCCAGTCATCATTTGTCCACGTTACCGTTATACGCACAGCAATTTTATCACCTGCACCAAATGAAAATGCGGACGAATTCTGTGTGTAATAGTATAACTTCATATCTGTTTCATCTATGGAATTAAATGATATATCGTTCATACTTTTATGTTGCGAACAACCATTTGATATTAAATTTATATTATTACCGATTACGAGATTATTTGAACCTATTATCATGTTACCGTTACCGTAAACAATATTGTTTTTACCGATGATAATATTATCTTCACCTTCAACATATAACTGCTCAAAATTTAATTCTGCTCCACCGCTATTTTCGCGTATCTCGTTAATTGCATCAACCACAGTTCCTGCTACTGTTCTTAGTTTTGCAACATCTCCCACATCCTCGTAAGTCGCAAGACCTATATCATTCGGATGTATTTCTGCCATTACTTATCCCTCCTTGCGTATACTTTGTCATCATACCTGACAATATATGCGTTGCCGTTATTATCAGGACAAAAAAATACTTTATCTTCTACCACATTCAAATTGTTTTTCGATTCAAATGAAAGAAGCCAGTCCCATGTATATGATTTTACGTTTTCCCAATCATTCAAAGTATCAATAATATCCTGCCAAAGTCTGTATGTAAAGATATATTCTACTGCCAGATGTGCAGGCTTTATTTCTTCTATCATGTTCTGAATATCAATTATGTTATATGGAATACCTGTTCGTGATGTAAACTTTACTGCAAAGCAATACTCTGACGGATATTCTATTATCTCTATATCACCATTTACAAAAGAAGCAGCCACATTCTTCATCATTGTTTTTGTGACAGTTCCTGTACCTCTAAGCTTTGAAAGCACACGTCCTCTGCGTGTATCTATATCAGCATTAGTATCCGGTGTAAGTCCGACATCCTTTTCATGTTCTGATATATTTTTATCTGCAAGAACTACAAAGAACTGATTTTCTGACAGCTGAATTTCCGAGTTAAGACTGTGAAATTCATCTTCAATACTTTTCATAATCTCCTGCATCACTTTTGAATTCCTGTAGTATGAGGGCATACCTTTAAACAATCGAAATCACCCCCAAGATAGGTACAGATGTTTCATCTACCGGTATATTTTCTGTACCGCTATTCACAAACAAATTACTGTAATCATTAACTTCATCACAGCTTAAGATACATCCGCCAATCTGTGCATATGAGATGTATGTACTTGAAAAAGTATTCTTCTGCAGATACTTTGTTATACTTTCAGATATGCTCTGCTTCGCATTATCAATATCAACACCATTTGCAAGAACTAAAGAAACTGATATGTCAATCACAAGCGGTGCGGCACTCTCAACTGTTACATCTACACCTATAGGACGGTTCTCTTCTATATGTTCTGCCACTTCCGAAATCAGCTCTTCACTTGCCACACCTTTTTCCGAATTAATTATGATGACTTTTACTGTACCGTTACCATTCCACAACGGGATACACTTTGCATCCCCTACACCGCTTACTTCCTTCGCCCACATCACATAATGATATTTACTGCCGGAGGTTGCAGGAAGTGATACCTTTTCAAAATATCTTTTCCGAAGCTCCTCATCGGTTTCTTCATCAAACCCATCAACAGCCGGAGCTTTATTCACCACTGACACCAAACCACTAAGTGTTACCGGGAAACGGTTTATTGCACCCACCGGAACATTGCCTGCTTTTCCTGGAACATCACACACTGCCATAACTGTTGCAGTTCCTGTATCATCAAGAACCGCTGTTTCAGATACAGTAAATGAAATAGTGTCGGACGCCACCTTATCACCTTCGGTTATGCTCGCTCCCGGTGTTCCGGTTACTGTAACATCAACTGTAGAATACGTTGACGGCTTTCTTTGAATACCCTGTTCTGCCACCTTGTTATCAAGATATATACCTTCTGCAGTTAATGCAAATCCGTTTTTAAGTATTTCTTCAGTTCTTAATCCGATATCGGCAATTTCGTCTGATACAGGTCTGTTTATATCATAAAAAAATGAGCCGACACTTTTATCGAACTCATCAGATATTTTAGACAGTAACCGTGATAATATTTGCTCCTGCATCAAGTATATGCACCTCCATTTCTACAATCAGGCTGTTTTTCTCTCTTGATATTTTAAAGTTTGTGACAGATGTAATTTGAGAATTTAAAAGCAGAGCATCTTCAATCTCTCGTTTCAGTTCTGCTTCTATAAATTCCGGTGTATAGCTGTTACCAATTATTAAATCCTCAAGATGACAGCCGTATTCTGTATTATCATAAATCTTAAATCTTCCTTTTTCTGTTCTGAGGATTTTTTCAATCCAAACCTTTATAGCTTCAATGCCGTCACATTCTATCAGCTTTCCGTCACGGATAACAAAATCACCTTTATCAAAATCAAAGAGATATGTCTTTGTGCCTATATTCTCTGAAACAGATTGTGTTGTGGTAACTACTTCTGTCTGGGGAAACACTACTGCACCACCCCAATCACTATAAATTTCTGATTATTGGCAAACGGAAGCAAAGCCACCTCTTTGCCGAGATATATGTAATCACCATCCTCGTTTTGTTCCTTTAAGTTCCAAAGACAAACAAGATGGCTGTTATTTAATATGACCTTTTCATTAAGACGTATCTTAGTCTGTGGAAGCTCGATAATTGTTCCGAACATTGGTGAATATCCTGTATCGTTTTCTCTTGCCTTAAAAAGCTTTGCAAGCTCCGTTATTCCGTTCATGATGCCCACCTCCGTAGGTCTAATTTTACATAATGAATACCATTTTTTATGCTGTGTGAACTTCCTTCAATCAAATAATCAATATCAGCAATATTTATTAACGAGCCGGCTCTCGTATAGCTGTCTGTTGCTTCGATTATCTCTGTTGAGAATGTTTCTGATACCCTGTTAAGCTCATATAACTGTGTATTTGCAACAGTATCTGCATTCTCTTTTTCCGGATCGATTTTAACTACTTTTTGAAGAAGACCAAATTTACCAATGTTTGTTTCATCCTTTAAAGCTTTAAGATGTGAATATACACCATCCTTTTCCGATACAACCTTGATGCTGTTTTTCATCTCTTCAATACTCCTTGAGTGAGAAACATTACCACGGAAATTCGGTGAATAAACAAGATGTGTATTCGGTGAAATACGAAACTCCGGATATGCATATATATCACCATACTTATATATCCGTATTCCCTTTGGCGTGACATCCAGGTTATATCCGCCACCGCAAAGCTCAAGGATGTCCTTTATAACATCCGATAAAGCTTTATCAAGATACAGCTGTGTTATTTCAGTATTAAGTTCCGGTATCGTATCAACGGGTATTCCATAGTCCTCACATATTTTCATAATAGCCTCTTTTGCAGGCATATTATTAAACTGATATGTTTCAGATGATTTATTTAAAAACCATCCAAAATCACAGACTGTATATTTATTGACCGTTCCAGATCCATCATCAACCGATAGAACGATACCACGGAATATTTCTGTATTCGTTATGATACTGATAATACTTCCCTCAAGAGGTGCATAGAAATACAGATGTTTTGTATCAGTCTTTGCCACCTCAAACGAAAGTGATGTTGCAAGCTCATCAATTGTATTCTGCCATGAAACGTTTCCGGCATAATCAGTAATTTCAATATCGTCTGCAAAAAGCTGAAAATTTCCGTACATAAAAAAACACCACCTTATATCAGTGGTACTTCGCCAAGTGTTATGGAATAGTTCATATCACCGTCTTTTTTGATTGTGTATGAAAAATCATCCACACAGCAAGCCATGTTAATTGGAGTGTCTGTTATGATAAGACGTATAGGCAGTTTCTGCTGTATCCATGTATCAATAACATACAAATACCCGAACGCTTTGTAGCTTCTGTCACGAAGAAACGGATAATCTCTAACCGGGAAAAAGCTGTCCCATGATATACTTTTAAGTGACGGTCTGCCAATTAGTTTTAACTGTCCCTTTGTAACAGTTTCAAACACTTCATTTGAATGTGGCTTTGACACTGTAAATTCAGGCGGAAGCACAGGTAAACGAAGAACTTGTTCACGATTGTTTACACTTAAATATATGTCCAATTAAAAAAACACCTCCAGTTTGCATAAAATTTTATCAAGACTGTTGACAAAATTGCAAATGTGGTGTATAATGAGAATAGAAAAAGGCAAGACCTCAAACGGTTATGCCATTAAACTATTGATTAAGATAGCTCAACTTGGCAGTGGGGGCTATCTTACTTTTTTTGTAAGTGTTAACAAAAACACAATAACTAAAATTAAAATCCTAATTATGTACTTTTTCATAACAACCACCTCCATTCCCGACT